GGGCCCCACCGCTAGCGGTGGGTATGGTAGCGGAGACGCCGACGCCGGACTGACCAAGAACGGCAGCAGGATTAAAACCGGCAGCCAAGTTACGTTCAAGAACGGCGGAAGGGTCGTTGTACGCATTCTGATAATCAAACATCTGCTTGTCATGGGCCAACTGAAACTCCGCAGACTTGGTCATCTGCTCAAGTGCGTACTGCTGCTGCAATGCCATTTCCTTCTGCTTATACTTCCAATTACGGCGAGCAGAAATACCACCAAACAAGGCATCAGCAAAACCGGCACCGACAGAGGAACCGGCAGAAGAAGCGGCATTCATGCCAAGCGACTGACCCATCAAAGCAGCAAAACCGGCAGCAGGCATATTAAGGAAGCTTTAAGTTAGACCGAAGATCAAGCTGAACCGTGTCACAGTGAACGCCGGAAGAACGGTAAACCAGCTTCCGGGTACATGAGGCGGCAAAATAAACAGACAAAGCCGTAAGAATGGAGATCAACATCGTCCAAAAACTCTTCTTACGATAAAACGGTACCTTTTCCATAGCAAAAACATCAATAAGAAACCATAAGAAAATACGCTATCGAAACCGCAATTCGATATCCAATTTCGATGTTCGAGGCAAACATCAAAACAGGTCCGCGCACATATCATATATTGTCCAGTAAAGGAATATGTTATTTTCTTTTAAAAACAATAAGTTTATACGGGCAGCACGCCGACTCCGTCGACATAAAGTGCTGATTATAAAGGTGCTAGACGCTACCTGCGGCGCGAGGCAGGAAGGTGGACAAGGGCCCGAAGGGAACACCCAGGTGAACCCTTCGGAAACCATAAACCCTATCAATCCTCTTTCTCCGGCTTGGCATCCGAAGACAAACGCTGCCGTTCAAGAAAGTCATCAATGACGCCCTGTCCACTCTCCAAACCATCAAACTTGTCGATCCGGGAAAACGAGTTCGGATCGAAGTCCAGCGGTGGGTCATAACTCTCACCTTTCCGGAAGTCAGAATCCGACGCCTGGACATCAGGACGACCCGGCAAAACATCCACAGAGCCGGAACCATTCAGGACCGACATAATTCGCTCTCCTCGGGACTTATACTCCGGGAGGTCTTCAATCATATACTCCAACATATCAACGACTAGATAAACGAGTTGCGAAGGACTTGTTAACAAGGTTCTTAACAACTACTTTGTACGACATATTAACAAAAAAGTTATCCTCCATGTCCGATGCAAAAGGATTGTTGACGGTGTTCAAATTGGTAAAGAGCATGGAGGGACTGACCTCGTTCGAACTCGAGGACAAACCGATCAGATAAAAATCCCGCTGCTGCACCCAATAAGACTGCAGCGGAACAGAAGCCTTAGGCGTGAGGGTAGCCTGCAAGGAACCCAACACCTCGTCATAGGAAGACCGGAACTCATTATAGCACGGCTCCTTGGCTACAGTCATACTCTGGGATACGGAAGCGCTTTGCCAGCCGTAGCCAAGACGCCAGAAAGGAACGTCCTGATAACCGATGTCATTGTAGATCGGATTGAAGTAATCAGGACCACGATATTCCAGATAGTCGGGACGTATGCCCGTCCAGAAATAGACAGGCCGAATCGTCAGCATATCAAAGATATAGCCGGGCTCCTTGAAATAATAGGTCTGTTCTCGGCCAAGCACGGTATTGAACGCGATCGAGCCACCCATCTGGCCGAGTGCGGCAGCTTCACCACCTGCAAAACCGGACTGACCGGCCTGGTTCATGACAACCTGGCTATTGACCATGACGGACGAACTAAAAAGAAGCTTCGGCCGATCGACATGTTCGATCTTGGAGGCGAAGAACGTATAAAGCCAATCAGAATAGCGGGAACCGGACGCACCGATAAGGTCCTTATACTCCTGCAAACGTGTCGCAACGGCAAGCTGCGGGATTGTCTTGATGCCTGTGAATTCAACGTCAGAACCAGAATCACCCGGCGGCATAAGACGGCTGAAACGATCGGGAGAACTTGGACAAACTGCCATGGGATGCGCCGCCAAAAAGGGAACGTTCAGCGTCGCGGCAAAATAGACCTTGGAAGGAACATTGGTATCGGTGCCGGTACCACTGTTCCAATCAACCGTGGGTTCCTTAACGTCGTAAGGATAGGCTGGAACATTGAAATTGACATTCTGGGGGAACGTCTGCACCAACTTGTTAAAGTCCGGGGCGGCCGCTATCGTGCCCGGATTAAACAGGTCGGAACGGAGTATCTCAATGAACAAATCAGAACGATTCCACGACAACTCGTCCCGATCAGAATCAACCTTCCGGTCTCTCGGATAAAACATCGTTTCGAAGTAATGGTCCAAAAACTCCAGATTTCCGTAACGCTGCCAGAAGTAGGAAGCTTGCGAACGATACTCGGCCTTCGACACGGAAGAGGTGGAAGTGGTGAAGAAGGTAGGCCGATAAGTTCCGGGGTGGGCAAAGGAAAAGACGCCCCAGGAAGAATACGAATAGTAATTGCGAACAATGTCCCAATAGCCTAAATAGGTGTCTGCATTCACGGTAATGAACTTCGACGCTGTCTTGAGCATAGTATCGGCGGCAGGCACGGTGTTGCCATTGTAGCAGACAATGGGACTGTTGGCAACACGGAGCCACGACATCAGACTGTTCGGAAGTGCAGCGCGATGATTGAACGGCATGACCTGACTGAAGAATGCGGCAACGCCGGGGCGCGGATACATCAAGGAAGTGTACGAACCAAGACCTTTACTGTCCACGCAACCGGGAATGAAGTTAAACGTCAGGTCGTTCATATCGAACTTGGACGAATTAACCCGCATCTCAGGATGGTACAGCTGCAAAGGAACCCAGAACCGATGCAGCCGAAGCACGTAGGGGTTAAACGAAGGAACACCCAGAGGGTTTGAACGGACGTCAATGCCTTGATGCAATGTAACCCGATCGCGGGCATTGACAAACTGAATGCGGACCGGGTAAATGATACCCGGCGTCACAGAAAACGCCTTATTCTCGGGCATATCATACCGGGAATAACCATTCACGGCATGAGAAATAAAAGGTTGCTTACCCATAAACTATTTTATTAAAAAAAGGATTAGAAGGATCAACACCAAAACAGTCTACCCAAAAGTCAATGACATCGGGAGTTACCGCAAGGAAACTCGGCCGGTCCTTGACCTTGCTCAAAAACTCCCGGAGCTTCACAAGGCGCGAAAAACCTCCTTTAACAACACGGGAAAAGTCGGAGGGACGAAGGACCCTCTCAGCAACTTCGCGAAGAAAGCCAAGAGCCAGAGAACTGCCGAAAGCACTAGCATAGGTCCAAGCAGTAGAAATCTTGCGAAAAAGTAGCGCGTCTTGAGAAAGATACTTATCATAATAGCGAGGAATTCGATACCGATAAACAACGCCAGTCTGATAATCTGTGTAAGACCAAAGGCCAGAAGCAACACAGGGAGCTTTAAAATCGCCCAAATAATCGCCGACACCCGCCGAAACGAACTTACGGCGGTACCGGCTATTCTGAAGAAAGTCATAGAGATTAGTTTTTAATTTACCTACAGTAATAGGAAGAGACTTCGCAAAGTCGACAGAACGCTCGTCCATGTAGACGGACTTGCCGACATACTTCACGACATACCGAAGACGCTTGTCCGTGATGGATGAAATCCAGACAAAGCCCAAATCCTTGACGGCTTCACGGATGGCGTTATAGGAACAGGAAACATCCCAAAGGACGCCATGAAAATGAAGGCGGGGCTCATTGCCTTGCTCCGGATGCATTCCAAACTCCTGGAAGACGGCATGCTTGATGGAATGGCCAAAACGCCGGCGAACACGCTCGAACCACAGGCGGATGAAGGAAGAGGGGTTCACCAACGCACTGTCGTAATACTCCGGAGCGATCGTGATCGTGACAAACACGGAGTTGCGATGCAGACTCTTCTGGTACTTGGTTTCACGCTCCAGGCGAACGTACCAATCATTACGCAGCTGCCGCAAACACTCCTCACAGCGACCGCAGGGAACCATAATACGCTGGGTAAAATAATCCCAAGGCCGGTTCATCAACTGAACCTTCCGATCAGTCAAACCTATAGTCCTGGAACTATAGGCTCGATTCCTTATCCAAATGGGAGACTGACACATCTTTTATATCGAAATAAATACCAGGATACTGCTCAAACAGCAAACGAACGTAATCCGAAGCCTCCTTATACGATCGGAAACGCCGGACAACCTTAAAACACTTGCCTACACGCTTTCTCACGAAGAACGGCGCATAGGCAAGCTCAAAACGCTGATAATAACCAGAACTCATCAAAGAACTTTTCCTCCTAAAGGACGAACCACAATCCGCTTACCTCCTTTGCCTTTAGTCTTCTTCTTCCTGCTCATACTTGGACAAACTTTTTACATCAACCTGAACCAAAATCATGCTCTGCATCTGAGCGGAAGCGGGCAAGAGCTTCATCTCAAAAGTGGATGCGCCGGAAGACAGAGCCTTGATGAAACCGGCAAGCTCCCTGTCGAACAGGTAATAGCATCCCTTGGGCAGGAAAACGGAGCTGAAGTCCAGATACGTGGAGAACTTGGAGGCTTCGAAATCCAGGGAGCTAGCCAGATCATAGCTCCTGAAAGAGCCGTCAGACTCTTCCTGGCTAAAGGAGACCAAATAGCCTCCGTTCGCGAGAGGGTAATTTGAGATCACCACCGAAATGATCGGATTCTTGACGGAACCGGAAGACTTCAACTTGTCTTCGGTAATAACTTTAGATGACATAATGAAATAAGGTTTAAAATTCAAGGGCAAATATAAACAAAAAAATCAAATTCCAAAACCGTCAGCGACGGAATTGACGACTAGTCGTGGTGGTATGCTTGGTCCAGCCTGCACCATCAGGAGCAGGAACCATGTCCTCCGTGACATCCTCAAGCCTCTGCACGGGAGCAGACGTAGAGAGAACCTTCGCTCCGGCAACGTGTCCGGCAGCGGAAATAGCTCCGCTAACGGCGGTATTGACAATACTGTAGCCAAAACGGTTCTTCTCGGAACGAAGCTCCCAGCGATTAGTGTACATATCGTACTGAAAATCCTGCAAATTGAGCTTCATGTATTCCTTGCGAATCTCCTTGCCTGTCATCCTAACCGTACGCTCAACTCTTCCCTTCTCGTCGATGATAGGGACATCGACCTGCGTATTCCAATTCACATCAAACCAGTTCTCCAGATCATCCGCAGTCAATTCATTCACACGGGCCAGCTGCTCCTGATTGGAAGAGGAGGACTTCAGATAAATGGCCCGGGCAGTCAGCAACTGCAACTCTCCTTCAAGCAGATCATCGGCATAACCGGTACGAATCTTGAGCTGGTAATACTCTTCCTTGGCCTTACCAAGATCAGCCTTGATCATCTCCAGGTTATAGCCAAAGGCGGCTTCTTTCAGCTCGTTATCGATAGAATAGGACAGAGTTATCGCAGTATTCAAACTTGCACGCGACGAGGATTCAGTGATTCCTGCCTCGGCAAGTCCTGCCTGCGCCTTCATCAGACGCTCACGCAAACTCTTGTCCAGAGTCTGGGACTTGTACCAATCAGCCTCGGCATCATTAAGAGCAGCGGCCGAACGCTCACGCTCCTGCTGGGCGTCCTTCAACTGAATGTCCGCATACGCGGAAGGGTTACCGGCAAGAGCGGCAAGACCCCCACCGGAGCCACTAGCCACAGGGCCATGTCCGGATGGGGCCCCACCGCTAGCGGTGGGTATGGTAGCGGAGACGCCGACGCCGGACTGACCAAGAACGGCAGCAGGATTAAAACCGG